AGTGGCTGAACGATCCCGACAACCGGGTCTTCCGCACCAGAGAAGGGACGCTGTGATGGCGATCACAACCTACAGCGAGTTGAAGAGCGCTGTCGCCGACTGGCTTCTGCGGGATGACCTGACCAGCGTCATACCGTCATTCATTTCGCTGGCCGAGGCCAAGTTCAACCGCCGCATCCGCGACTACCGCATGGTGTCGCGGACGACCTTTACGGTGGATGGGGAATATGAGGATGTGCCTGCTGATTGGCTGCAAACGATCCGCTACCAGCTAAACACCTCGCCCATCACCACGCTGGAATATGTGACGCCGGATCAGGCTGCGGAGGAACGCGCAGTATTCTCCGCATCTGCTAGGCCCAAATTCTTTACGGTTGTCGGGTCCACATTGCAGCACGTCCCGACGCCTGATGGGTCGTATACTGGGGAGCTGACATATTACGCCAAGATACCCACTCTGACGGACGTGGCGACCAGCAACTGGCTGCTGACCGCCGCGCCGGACGTGTACCTGTACGGCGCGCTGCTGGAGGCCGCGCCGTATCTGGATGACGACCAGCGCATTCAGGTCTGGGGCGGGCTGCTAGAGCAGGCGATGGGCGCACTGGAAATTGAAAGCGACCGCGCCCGCATCGGATCGTCCTCAATACGTATGAGAGCCAAGGCTATGGCGTAACGCCTGATGTTTTGGCATAATTGCGCAACTCGAAATGAACGGAGGCCACAATGGCGCGCAACACCACACTGATCATCCCCGCCCAGACATGGACGCAGCTTACCAATGCTGACGTAACTTCGATTACGTTTCAGAATACGGCTGGCTATTACATGCTGGTCAAGGGCACTGCGGGCGCGACCGCACCGACCGACGACGAGGGCGCGATCCGCTATAACCCGGGCCAAGGCGAACTGAACACCGCGCTTGCGGACCTGTTTCCCGGCATCTCGGCCACTCGGGTTTATGTGTACGCCCCGACTGGTGGGGAGATGATGGTCTCCCACGGTTGAGGTGGCGCTATGCGTGATATTGTTTCCCCCCTGATGGGGCTGCGCTCGCCCTTCGGCCAGCGTGTTGACCAATACAAGGCGGCGGGCTTCCGGCCCACGCTTGTTGCGGATATGTCCAAGGACTATTACCGCAGCACGTCGCGCCAGACCTTCGACGACCTCTTCACCCACTCCCGCCTTGGCAATGCGACCATGGTGGACAGCGACGGGCTGCTCAAGTGGGGGCCGCATAACCTGCTGACGTATTCTGAGGACTTCTCGAATGCGGCTTGGACGAAGGTAAGTGGAACCGGGACACTTGCTATAGACGCGATTGGCCCTGATGGTCAAACATCTGCTGTTACGTTGGTGGACAATGAAGCTGGTGGCGCAGGGTTTGTGGCGGTGCAAAGGTCGGTCAACGTCAGCGCCGCGACCAATTATACGTTTTCCGCATTCTTGAAGGCTGATGGTCTGAGTTGGGCCTATCTTTTCTGCCCACTGTTCACCACACCCGCCAGCGGGGGGGCGTTTTTTAACCTTTCGACAGGTGAGATAGGGACTGTGGACGCAGGGTTTACTGCGAGTGTCCAAGATTTTGGTGACGGATGGTATTGCTGTTCTGTTTCGTTTACCACTGATGCCACCGACACGTCTGGTCGTGTTGATATTTGGGCGGCAGAAGCTGATGGTGACTATTCTGTCGACCTCGACGGCACATCCTCCATCCTCGTCTACGGCGCACACCTCTACCGCTCTGACCTTGGCGGCATGGCCCCTGTGCCTGTTGACGCGCGTGTTGCAGGCAGCACCACCTATGTGCCCACGACCTCGACCGCGAAGTATCTGCCTCGGCGGCATAACCACGTCTACAACGGCACCGCTTGGGTTGACGCGGGCACCCTGATCGAGACCGAGGCGCGGACGAATCTGATCACGTATTCGCAAGACTTCACGGATGCGAGTTGGATAACCAACAGCACTACTGTTTCAAGTTCTGCTGGGACTTTGCCTATTGGTTCTGGGAGCGTCTTCAAGATTACAGAGGACGGCACACTTGGCGTCCATCAGATTTATGGTCAAAATGTATCAGGGGTCCAAACCGTAACTGTCAGTGGTTACTTTAAGGCTGCTGAATATTCCGTATTCCAACTTACCGTAGGGGCGGCGACTAACCAGCCCTATGCCAACTTTGACCTTGCATCTCAGTCCGTGACTGCTTCTGGAAATGGTGGGACTGGTCTAATTGAAAATGTTGGTGCTGGGTGGTTCCGATGCTCTTTGACTGGGCTTACCACAGCCAATGGGTCATGGATGATCTTTTTGACGGAAGGCAACGCAACGGCGGCCCGTGGGCCTTCTTACACAGGCGATGGAACTTCCGGCATCTACATCTATGGCGCACAGCTAGAGGCCGCCAGCACGCCCTCCAGCTACATCCAGACCAGTGGCAGCACCGTCACCCGCGCGGCAGACACCAGCGGCCTGACGATCCCGGCGTATAGCACCACCCGCACCACGGGCAGCGAGCTTGTGACGAATGGGACGTTTGATACGGATAGCGATTGGACGAAGGGTGGAAGCTGGTTGATCTCTGGCGGCCAAGCAACACAACCTTCTGGAGCCTCCGCTAACTACATCACACAGGCCGACATGTTGACGGTTGGTAAGGTCTACCAATACTCTGTGGAGGTCGTCAGTGGAAATGCTTCAAACTTTCCACAACTCTACACAGAGGCAGGGTTAGTGGCGAGTTTTTCGGGTGGACCCGGCACATATACAGGGACATTCACAGCCGCAGGGAATGACCTGCGAATTCGTGCCGTTAGCCCCTCTCTAGATGTCACCATCGACAACATCAGCGTCAAGGAAGCCGCGCGCATCGCCCCGTGGCCCACCCCCCGCGTGATTGGGGAGGAGCTGGTGGTTAATGGCGGGTTTGATAGTGATGCCAGTGGGTGGACTGCTGACGCGGACGGCACGATTGCTTGGGACGCGGGGGCTATCACTTATACTGGTGTTGCGGTAGGTCCGACATTCATGTCCTTCTATCAGGATGTCGCAGTCTCCGCAGGTTCTGTCTACCAGATCAGCTTCGATATCACAGACCTTACACCTGCCAACGAAGTGCGGTTGCAGATGGATGGCGCAAACGTCATCACGGGGGCATCGACTGTGGGTTCCTACTCTGCGATCTATGTGGCTTCCTCAAGCACAGAGCAGCTTGGCATTGGCATTGTTGGTGGCCTAGCGGGCGAGACATTCTCCATCGACAACATCTCCGTCAAGGAAATCGACCCCCTCGTCGTGGCGATCCAAGTATCCGGGAGGATGACGTATGCGGATGAGGGGGCGCAAGATACCGTTAGGTTCTTGACGTGGCAAGCTGACGTATCAAACTACATCCGTCAGAGGATTGACACAAACTCCACGAACACGGGGGCATTTTTCACTCTGCAAAATAGTGCGGGAACTCTTAACCTTGTGGCACAAATTGGTGGTCAATATTCCCCCGGCGTCAACGTCCCGTTCAACATCGCCAGCTATCACGGCAGCACATTCATCAACGGCGCAGTAGGGGGGACCGCCCTCACGGCAAACACCAACCCCACGGCCCTGCCTGACCTGTCCAGCACAGACCTTAGCGTCGGCTATGACTTCATGGGCAACATCGAGCAGGTCAGCATCTGGGTGGGCGGCATTACGGACGTGACTTCTGGCAACCTTCTGATCTCGGAGGCTTCATCGTGAGTATCAACATCGGCACAGAAGAAGCCCCTGTCCTTGTCAATGTCGCCCTGTCCGGTGGCATGGTGGACGCCTACGTGCGGGCCACTGACCTTGCGACCTTCGAGGCTGCCGCCCTTGTGGCGGGCCTCACCTACGAGGTCATGCTGACGGTGGTGGACGAGGAGACAGGCGAGGAAACCCAACAGCCCACCGGGGAAATCAGGACAGCCCGTGGCGTGGAGATCCACCACATCGGCCCTGTGGTCATCACCCCGGCGGCTCTGGACGAAGAGGGCAATGTGGTAACCGAGGCAGTCATGGACACCCGGCACCATGTCAACTTCCGCATGGGTGAGCCTGCTGTCAGCCGCCGGGACGAAGATGGCACCTTGCTCTGGCAGAAATGGGCCGCACAGTGGACCGCAGCCGGGGCAGACGACACGCAGCGGAACCACCTCGAAGAAGGCAAGGTTCTGATGGGTGTGTCCTTGATCGACCCCGACACCATCAGCAGCAAGGCGCGAGTGGTGCTTTAATTAGAGGATATGGAGGTGATGATGGACCTGCTAATTCAATTCTGGCCAATCGTGCTGGGCTTCGTCGCCCTGATTGTCTGGTTGGTCCGTCTGGAGGCGCGTGCGATGGACAACACCAAAGAAATTAAACGGCTCTGGGCGCAGCGCAAGGAGGACTTAGAGATGTCCAAAGAGGCGCGAGACGACACCAACAAAATGCTGGCCGAAATGCGAGACGACATCAAATCTTTGCTTATGAAAGTGGGGAACGGACAATGAAGACCAGCATGCGCGGCCTGATCGCCATCGCCAAGTCTGAGGGCATCGTCCCAGCCCCCTACATCGACCCGGTGGGCGTGTGGACCTTCGGCATTGGTCATACCAAAATGAGCGGCGCGCCTGACCCGGAGAAGATGCCGCGCGGAATGCCCGAGGATGTGGATGCCGCCATCAAGCAGGCGGTCGCCCTGTTCCAGAAGCACATCAAGAAATACGAGGACGGCGTGAACCGCGCGGTCAAGGTGCCGCTGGCGCAGAACGAGTTCGACGCGCTGGTCAGCTTCCACTTCAACACGGGCGCGATCTCTCGCGCCTCCGCCACCGAGGCGCTGAACCGAGGCGACCGGGAAGATGCCGCGCGCCGCCTGACGCTCTACAACAAGGGCCGCGTCAACGGCCAGCTTGTCGTGCTGGAGGGGCTGGTGAAGCGCCGCGAGGAAGAGCGCCGGATG